GGAGCAAATAAGGCTCATCTGGATTATTGTTTTGTAAAACCTTTAGTAAGCCATGACATTTTCTCTTTAGATAGAGAGAAGCCTCTTGTGGGATTGTTAAAGCACGGAAACAAAGGTCTTGAGGAAATGGGTATAAACGAAGAGGATTTAGTGTCCTTCAGGCCAACGTCAGAATTTGAGTTTATCATTGATGGTGAACTATTATATTGTATGAAATTAATTAACATTGTTGCGAAACATGGACGTAAAGGAAACGAAGAGGAATATAATCCAAGCTGGGCAAAGAGCAGTTGAGGAATTAATAAAGGTTGCTAAAGAGGCCATTGTTGATTCAGACGATGACTTAACAGCGGACAAATTAAAGAATGCTGCAGCAACTAAAAAGCTAGCAATATTTGACGCCTTTGAAATTCTAAACAGGATTGAGCAGGAGGAAGAGATGTTAGAGGATAAGCCTAAAGACGACACTAAGAAGAAGAGTGAGTTTAAAGGGTTCGCAGAAGGTAGAGCTAAATTCAGTTAATATGTACGAACAGACACTATATAAAGTACTGGACAACTACATAAAGGCATCTACAATAAAAAAGAAGAACAGGCACAAGTCCTGGAAGTACGGTTATGATGCAGATCATGACATGGTCATTATAAGTAAAACTGGTAAGATAGGAGAGATTTACGAAATACAAAATCTCAAGATAGCTTTACCTGCTGAATTTGAAATTCAAAACTTTAAAGGCCAGCGATGGGTTAACACAGAATACCCTAAGGAATTAAGTAGAATAAAAACAATATTTGATTGGAAGGACTATCCTGAAGATTTTAAAGAAGAATGGTACGATTACATTGAAAAAGAATTTGAAAGAAGGGAACAAGGATTTTGGTTTAATAATAAGGGTAACCCTACTTACATTACTGGCACTCATTATATGTACTTGCAATGGTCAAAGATTGATGTTGGTCCACCAGACTTTAGAGAAGCAAACAGATTGTTTTATATATTCTGGGAAGCCTGCAAAGCCGATTATAGATGTTTTGGAATGGACTACCTTAAAAACAGACGGAGTGGATTTTCGTTCATGTCATCTGGAGAAATTGTCAACCTTGCAACCATGTCTACTGACTCTAGATACGGCATACTTTCAAAGTCAGGGCCTGATGCAAAAAAAATGTTTACCGACAAGGTTGTACCAATATCAGTCAATTATCCGTTCTTCTTCAAACCCATCCAAGATGGTATGGATAGACCGAAAACAGAATTGGCATATAGAGTCCCTGCTTCAAAACTTACAAGGAGGAAACTTGACGCTAATGAGAACCCAGAGGATCTCAAAGGATTGGATACTACGATTGACTGGAAAAATACAGGTGACAACTCCTATGATGGAGAAAAATTAAAGTTACTTGTACACGATGAATCTGGTAAGTGGGAAAGACCTAACAACATACTTAATAACTGGAGGGTAACAAAAACTTGTCTTAGATTAGGTAGCAGAATTATTGGAAAGTGTATGATGGGTTCAACATCAAATGCTTTAGATAAGGGAGGTGACAACTTTAAAAAACTATATTATGCATCAGACGTTACAAGGAGAAACAGCAATGGACAGACTGCTTCAGGATTATATTCTTTGTTCATACCTATGGAATGGAACTACGAGGGATACATTGATTCTTATGGACTACCTGTATTCGATACTCCCGAAGAACCAATCGAAGATCAGTATGGAATACCGATAACAACAGGTGTAATAGATTACTGGAATAACGAAGTAGCTGGTTTAAAAGAAGATCAGGACGGCTTAAATGAATTTTACAGACAGTTTCCTAGAACAGAACAGCACGCATTTAGGGATGAGGCAAAAGAATCTTTGTTTAACCTAACAAAAATATACCAGCAGATAGATCATAATGAATCTATGGCTGCTAGCACATTGGTTACAAGAGGAAATTTCCAATGGGAGAATGGTATTAAGGACACAAAAGTAATGTTTATGCCGCACAAGGATGGCAGATTTTACGTTTCTTGGATACCACCTTTGGGTATGCAAAATAGGATTATAAATAAAAACGGCACCAATTACCCTGGCAATGAGCATTTAGGGGCTTTTGGATGTGATAGTTATGATATATCTGGTACGGTAGATAGTAGAGGATCTAACGGAGCATTGCACGGATTAACTAAGTTTAGTATGGAAGAGGCTCCAAGTAATCATTTCTTTTTAGAATACATTGCAAGACCTCAGACAGCTGAAATATTTTTTGAAGACGTATTAATGGCTTGCGTATTTTATGGTATGCCAATATTAGCAGAGAATAATAAACCTAGACTTCTATATCATTTTAAGAACAGGGGCTACAGAGGGTACTCAATGAATAGACCAGACAAAACATATAATAAGTTATCAATTACAGAAAGAGAAATAGGTGGTATTCCTAACTCAAGTCAAGACATTATGCAGGCACACGCTGCTGCAATAGAAACATATATTGAGGAACTTGTAGGAATTTTAGGTGATGATGAAATGGGGGACGTTTACTTCCAAAGAACTTTAGAGGATTGGGCAAGGTTTAATATAAACAATAGGACAAAACACGATGCTTCTATAAGTTCTGGATTAGCTATTATGGCTTGTAACAGAAACAGGTACGCACCAGTAAACAAAGTAGTAAGAAAAAATATAAATCTAGGATTGAAGAGATACGACAACTCTGGAAGTTATTCAAAAATAATAAATTAAATGAACGTAGGCGCAAACCCAAACAGTGTATTTCCTAGCCAAGTAGTTAGTGACGGAGAAAAATCAAGCTACGAGTATGGCGTTCAAGTTGGCAGGGCTATTGAATCGGAATGGTTTAGACAAGGCGTGAACGGCAATAGGTTTTCAACTAACTATAATCAATTCCATACATTAAGACTTTATGCAAGAGGCGAACAGCCAGTACAGAAATACAAAGATGAGCTTGCTATAAATGGAGACCTTTCTTATTTAAACTTAGATTGGAAACCAGTGCCTGTAATTTCTAAGTTTGTAGACATTGTTGCAAACGGTATGACTGAAAAGAAATACGAAATTAACGCTTACGCCCAAGACCCAAAGGCGTTAAAAGAAAGAACAGATTACGCAACAGCTATAATGGAAGATATGGCTGCAAAAGAAGGTTTGTTAGAATTACAAGAAACAATTGGAGTTAATGCATTTAACACTAATGATGTTGACGCTCTTCCTGAAGATAAAGAAGAATTGGAACTTCATATGCAACTTGACTACAAGCAGTCAATAGAAATAGCTGAAGAAGAAGTTATAAATCAAGTGCTTGCAAAGAATAAGTTTGATGAGATTAGAAAAAGATTTAATTACGACTTAACTGTACTAGGAATTGGTGCTGTAAAGACTACTTGGAATAAAGCAAATGGAGTAGTTACAGATTATTGTGACCCTGCAAGAATGGTTTACTCTTACACAGATGATCCAAACTTTGAAGACATATACTATGTAGGAGAAGTTAGAGCTGTAACGATACCAGAATTAAAGAAACAATTTCCAAACATTCCTAACGAAGAGTTAAAGCGTATAGAGGATATGCCTGGAAACAGGCAAATGATTACTGGATGGAACGGGTATGATGAGAATACTGTTCAGGTATTGTATTTTGAGTACAAGACTTACAACAATCAAGTGTTTAAAATTAAACAAGGTCCAAACGGATTAGAAAAAGCCATTCAAAAGAATGATGAATTTAATCCTCCTGAGAGCGATACATTTAAAAAAGTATCTAGAAGCATAGAAGTTCTTTATAGTGGGGCTAAGATTTTAGGTAATAACCAAATGCTAGAGTGGAAGCTTGCGGAGAATATGACAAGACCTTTCGCTGACACGACTAAAGTTGAAATGAATTATGCCATATGTGCTCCAAGAATGTACAATGGAAGGATTGATTCTGTTGTAAATAAAATTACTGGATTTGCAGATATGATTCAGTTGACACACCTTAAACTACAGCAGGTAATGTCAAGAATGGTTCCTGATGGAGTATTCTTAGATGTAGATGGATTGGCTGAGGTTGACTTAGGTAATGGAACTAGCTACAACGCTGCTGAGGCTTTAAATATGTATTTCCAAACAGGTAGTGTTTTAGGTAGGTCTATGACACAAGATGGAGAATTGAACAGAGGAAAGATTCCAATTCAAGAACTTCAGTCTTCTAGTGGTGGTGCTAAAATAAACTCACTAATCCAAACTTATCAGTACTACTTGCAAATGATAAGAGATGTTACAGGATTGAACGAAGCAAGAGATGGTTCAACGCCATCAAAAGATGCACTCGTAGGACTTCAAAAGATGGCCGCTAATCAATCTAATGTTGCAACTAGACACATACTACAGGCTAGTTGTTATTTAACTCTTAGAACGTGCGAAAACATCTCTAAAAGAATTGCAGATTCCATAGATTTTGCTTTAACAAATAACTCTTTGCAGAATAGTGTTAGTAAGTATAATGTGGCAACACTTTCTGAAATTAAATATCTAAACTTGCATGACTTTGGTATATTTTTAGACCTTGAGCCAGATGACGAAATTAAAGCTCAGTTAGAACAAAACATACAAGTTGCTTTGCAGACTGGTGGGATAGATCTTGAAGATGCGATAGATATTAGACAAATAAAAAACATTCAGTTAGCAAACGAAATGCTAAAGAATAAAAGAAAGAAAAAACAAAAAGCATCTCAAAAAGCTCAACAAGACAACATACGGGCACAAGCTCAAGCAAATGCTGAACTTGCAGAGAAAGCAGCAATGTCTGAAGTCCAAAAACAACAAGCATTAACAGCAGAAAAAGTAGCTATTGAACAATCTAAATCTCAGTTTGAGATACAAAGGATGCGAACTGAGGCTCAAATAAAGAGAGAGCTTATGGCTGAGGAGTTTAATTATCAGATGCAATTAGCACAAGCAAGAATTAAATCTGAGTCACAGAGAGACAAAGAGATTGAAGATAGAAAGGATAAGAGAACAAGAATATCTGGGACACAACAATCTGAAATGATTGAACAAAGACAAAATAACTTATTACCAAAAAACTTTGAGTCTAAAGGTAATGATGTATTAAGTGGCAACTTTGGTTTAGGCCAATTTGACCCAAAATAATTTTTTTTAATTTATATTATATTATATTATGTCAGAAGAAGTAAAACAAGAAGGCGACTTTAAAATAAAAAAGAAGCAATCAATGAAGAAATTAGGTGAGACTCCAGAAGTTATAAAGGTAGATTTATCTTCAAAAAAAGAAGATGTAGAATCTGAAGTAACAAGAGTTGAAATAAAATCAGACAATGCCAATAAAGAGCAAGAAACAACAACAGTGGTTGAAGATAAACCAACCGAAGTTATACGAGAAGTGGAAACAGAAGTACCACCAAGGGAAAGCACCATTCAAGATGTTGGGTTTTCTGGGATTGAAGAAGTAACAGAAGATGAGGTAAAAGAAATAACTCAAGAAGTAAAAGAAGCTATAAGAGACGAGCGTGTATCTGGTAAGCCTCTTCCTGAGAATATTGAAAAACTTGTTACATTCATGGAAGAAACGGGTGGCAATCTAGAAGATTATGTTAGGCTAAATGCTGACTATAGTTCAGTAGATAGCAATACATTATTAAAAGAGTATTATAGAAAAAGAAAACCACATCTTGATGATGATGAGATAAAATTCCTTTTAGAGGATAATTTTTCGTATGACGAAGAATTAGATGAAGAAAGAGATATACGCAAGAAAAAACTTGCATTTAAAGAAGAGGTTTCGGAAGCCAAAAACTTTTTAGAAGACTTGAAGGGTAAATATTACGATGAGATTAAGTTAAGACCAGGCGTAACCCAAGAGCAGAAAAAAGCAATGGATTTTTTTAGCCGATATAATGAAGAGCAAAACTTATCAAAGCAGCGACAAGACAGGTTTAAACAAGCTACGTCTAATCTTTTAAATGATGATTTCAAAGGTTTTGAATACAACATCGGAGAAAAGAAATTTAGATATGGCGTAAATAACCCAACTAAGATTGCACAGCAACAGTCTGACATGACCAACTTCATCGGAAAGTTTCTGAATGACAAAGGGGAGGTCTCAGACCACAAGGGCTATCACAAGGCAATGCACGCTGCTGAGAATATGGATCAGATTGCAAGTCATTTTTATGAGCAAGGCAAAGCGGATGCTGTTAAGGACGTTGTAAATAGTTCAAAGAACATTTCAGACACTCCAAGACAAACAGCTGGCGATGCAGTTTTTGTAAATGGCATTAGGGTTAAAGCTGTAACAGGAGCGGATT